CCATCGTTCGCACTGAGACCAAATTCAGAACAAAAAGTTGGAGCCACCCCGTAGGGGTGAGGTGTCATGAACGTTGTTGGAATTGACGGCACCGGTGATATTGTCGCCGAACCAGATTGGGAAAGCATCTTCGACGACGTGCTGGAGATCGGGCAGGCTCACGAGCACTGGCGCCGGGTCACCACGGAGTTGAAGGACCGCACGCTGATGTCGCCTGGCAACGCCCATGCGCTTCAGCGGCTCGTCGTCGCATACGTCCTTTACGATCGCTCGCTGCGGGAGGTCGCGGAACATGGTGCCGTCACTCGGCCGAAGCGCGGAAACCCGAAAGCCATCGCGCGCACCAGCCCCCATTTCGTTGCCATGCGCGAAATGGCGTCGGACGCCGCAGTGCTCGAAGCAGAATTTGGCCTGTCGCCACGGCGCCGCTCGGCAGCATCGAAGGCCGAACGCAAAACGAAAGTGACGCGGCCTTCCGATGAGTTCACCAAGCGAAAGGATGCATGACCCGATAACCGCCTGGGCGCGGGATGCCGTTGGCGGGAAGATCGTTGTCGGCGAGATCGTCGCCGCTGCCGCCGAAAGGCACCTCCGGGACTTGAAGGATGGTCCGGCGCGGGGGCTGCATTGGTCGGTCGAAGCTGCGACGCGGCCGCTCCGCTTCCTGCCGGCGATGCTGACGATCACCGAAGGCGCAAAAGTCGGCCATCCGTTCGAACCGCTGCCGTGGCACATCTTTTGTGCCGGCTCGATCTTCGGCTGGCGGCGGGACAGCGGCCGGATGCGCTTTCGCTCCGGCTGGCTGGAGACCGGCAAGGGGCAAGCGAAAAGCCCGCTGATGGCCGGCATCGGCATTTACATGGCCGGTTTTTACGGCATCGAGCGCGCCAAGGTTTTCGCGATCGGGCAGGACAAGAACACGGCGAACGTTCTGTTCAAGGATGCCGTTGCCATGTGCCGCGCGACGACGCCGGGCCACGAGGAAGGCGACACGATGGCGTCCCGTGGCGAGGCTATCATCCGTGGCGAGGGCGACAACGCTTGGAAGATCGAGTTTCCGGGCGTCGGCGATAACGTCTCGATCTTCCAATCGCTGGCGAACGGCGAGGCAGTATCCGGCCCGAAGCCGACGCTGGTCGCCGCCGACGAAATCCACGAGTTCAAGTCGAACACCTCGATCGAACTGTGGAAGGAAGCCATTGCGAAGATGCCGGGCGATGCGTTGATGCTGCTCGGCACCAACACGCCGGCCGCAACGCAGATCGTCGGAACGGAATATTCCGACTATTACCAGAAGGTGGCCAAGGGCGAGATCGACGACGACGAGGCATTCGCCTTCATCGCGCGTGTCGATGTCGCAGATCGCGCCGACGTCTTCGATCGGCCGGAGGTCTGGCAGAAGGCGTTGCCGGCGCTCGGCGTCACGTTCCCGCTGGAGAACATCCAGGGGCGCGTGAACACGGCCAAGCAACTCCTGTCGACGGCGTTTTCGGTGCGGCGCCTTTATTTCGGCGACCCGATTGGCTCGACCGACTTCTGGATCGCGGAGGACGCTTGGGCTGCGGTGCAAGGGCGTGTCGACGAGAAGGCGCTGAAGGGCTGCAAGTGCTGGCTCTCGCTCGACTTGTCGCAGAAGAACGACCTCACGGCGCTGACGGCGGTCTGGATTGATCGATCCGGCCATCTGCATGCCAAGACGTTCTACTGGACGACGCAGGACCGGCTCAAGGAGCGCGGGCTTGCCGATCATGCGCCCTATGAGACCTGGGCGGCAAACCCCGATGTCACGCTGACGGCGGTGCCGGGCGCGGTGATCGACAAAACGTTCGTCGCCGCGGAAGTGAAGCGGATTTGCGCAGAGCACCAGGTCGAGTTCCTGGCGTTCGATCCGGCCGGCATGGCCGATTTCATCGCATCCTGCGAGGACATCGGGCTCGCGGTCTGGCGCTACAAGGGACCGAAGGAGCCGAAGGGCGTCGGCCTGAAGCTCGTCAACCATGCTCAGGGCAAGCTCGTGCGCTTCGAGGACAAGCAGCTCACCATGCCGCGCTCCATCGAGAAGCTCGAAGACCGGATCCTGAAGAAGACGATCACGATCGATAATTCGCCCGTCACGTATTCCTGCGCCGCCAATGCAGCGGTCGACACGGATGGCCAGAACAACCGCGCGTTCGACAAGAGCCGCTCCAGAGGAAGGATCGACGGAATGGTGACGATCGCGATGGCAGTCGGCGCGGCCGACAACGAACTGGAAGAAGTCAAGAAGTCGCCTTACGCGACTCGCGGCATTCGGATGGTTTGATACGATGGGTATCCTCGACCTGTTTCGCGCGGGCGGCAGTAAGGCGGCATCGAAGGCGCCACCGAAGTTCAATGGGCAAGAATACGTTCTCGCGTCGCTGACTGACCCGAACGTCATCGAAATATTGCGCGACGGCCTGATGTCAGCGAGCGGTTTCACGGTGAATGTTGAAACCGCCCTGCGAAACCCGGCGATGTTCCGGGCAGTTAGCCTGATTTCGAACTCGATCGGCATGCTGCCGCTGCACCTGAAGAACCAGGAGACGAAGAAAAAGGCGACCGAGCACCCGCTGTTCAAGGTGCTGCATCGCAAGCCGAACAGTTTCCAGTCGGCCTTCGATTTTCGCGCACTGATGCAGCTTCGTGCGCTGGTCCACAAGAACGCTTATGCGCTGATCCTGCGCTCGACCAGCCTGCGCACCGGCAAGAAGAAGATCACCGGCCTGGTGCCGCTCGATCCCCGCCGCATGCAGGTGAAGATGCTGGCGGACTGGACGCTGGATTACACCTATGAGCCGGTGAACGGCCCTAAGGTGCGTTACAAGGCGTCCGACATCTTCCACCTGCGCGGCATGTCGCTCGATGGTATCAACGGCTTTTCGCTGGTGGAGCAGGCGCGCGAAGCCATTGGCCTTGCACTGTCGGCCGAACTCGCGGCCGGCCGTATCTTCAAGAATGGTTCCCTCATTCAAGGTGTCATCGAGATTGACGACGTGATGAGTGATGACGCTTACGAGCGGCTGAAAACATCATGGGCCAATCGTCACACTGGCGCCGAGAATGCCGGGTCTACACCTATCCTTGAGAAGGCGACATATAAACCGATCGGGACGACGGCGCGCGACGCCCAGATGTCCGAGCTTCGCAAGCTGCAGGTCGAAGAAATCGCCCGTGTGACCGGCGTGCCGCGCCCGCTCCTGATGGTCGATGAGACCAGTTGGGGGTCCGGCATCGAAGCGCTGGGCCAGTTCTTCGTCGCCTATGCGCTTGGCCCATGGTTCGAAGCCTGGGAACAATCGATTGCCCGCTGCCTCCTCGATGACGACGAGGCGGAAATCTACGAGGCCAAATTCAATCCTGGCGCGCTGCTGCGCGGTTCGCTCAAGGACCAGGCGGATTATTTCGCGAAGGCCATGGGTGCCGGCGGGCACCAGGGCTGGATGCACTACGACGAGGTTCGCGACGTCATGGACCTGCCGGAGCGAGAAGCGCCGGTCAACCCGATGATGGGCCACAACGGCGGCCCTGGGCTCGACGATCCCGAACCGGAGCCGAAGCCCAAGCCCAAGCCCAAGCCGAAGAAAACGCCACCTGTCGAGGAAAACGACGATGACGAATAATCCATCCGCCTCGAAGCCGAAGCCCTCCGTACAGGTCATCGGCAGCTCGGTCTCGAAGCCGCCGCGCGGTGCCATCGGTCGGCCGCAGGCCAAGGCCCGCCCCGCCGCGTTGCCGCTGCCGGCAAACCGCGATGTCTGCGCGTTCACGAAGCCGAACGTCTTCGACCGCTGGACCGACGATGCGTCCGGCATCCGCTCCCTGGAGCGGGGCGACAACGTCATCACCATGTTCGAGGCCATCGGCGAAGATTTCTGGACCGGTGGCGGTGTCACGGCGAAGAAGGTTGCATCTCAACTGAAGGCCATCGGCCCGCGCCCTGTCGAGGCCCATATCAACAGCCCCGGCGGCGACATGTTCGAGGGGATCGCAATCTTCAATGTGCTTCGCGAGCATCCCCAGCCGGTGACGGTCAAGATCATGGGAATGGCTGCGTCGGCGGCCTCCATCATCGCGATGGCCGGCGACACGGTCGAGATCGGTGCGGCGTCTTTTCTGATGATCCACAATTGCTGGGTTATGGCCATGGGAAACCGCCACGATATGCGCGAGACGGCCGAATGGCTGGAGCCGTTCGACCAGGCCATGGTCGGCGTCTATGCCGCGCGCAGCGGCCGCGATCCGAAGGAGATTGCCAAGTGGATGGACGCCGAGACCTTCATGTCGGGTGCGCAGGCAATCGAGCGAGGCTTTGCCGACGCGCTCCTGCCGGCCGATACCATGACGACTGATGCCGCGGCCAAGGCGCGCGATACCGAAATCAACGAAATCCGGGCGATGGAATTGTCGCTCGTATCGGCGGGCATGACACGCAGCGATGCGCGCGCCCGCCTCAACAAGATCAAGGGTACGCCAGGCGCTGCTCTTGGAGCCACGCCCGGCGCTGGCGCTGACGACTGGTCGGGTCTCCCCGACCTGCTTTCCACCATTCGGTCTAAATAAGGAGCAATCTCCCATGACCATGCATATTGCACAGGGCTCTCTCGCCCTCGCACGCCCGCGCGCCGTGATCTCCATGCCGCGCGCCGATGTCTCCAATCCGGCGGCGATGCTCAACGAAATCAAGGCAGCCTTCGAAGAGTTCAAGAAATCGAACGACGAAAGCCTGAAGGGTAAGGCCGACGTCGTCGTTTCCGAAAAAGTCGAGCGCATCAACAGCGCAATCTCCGTCATGGAAGGCAACTTCCAGAAGGCGATCGACGACATGAACGCCAAGCTGGCGGCGGCTGCCGGCGTCGGCGTCATCGGCGACCTGCCGGGTGACCCGGAATACATCAAGGACTTCAAGGCTCACATGCGCCGTGGCGACGTGTCGGCCGCGATGCAGAAGAGCAGCGATGCCGATGGCGGCTATCTGGCGCCGATCGAATGGGATCGCACCATCACCGGCAAGCTGAAGAAGATTTCCCCGATCCGGCAGAATTCGCGGGTAATCTCGATTTCCTCGGCCGGCTTCAAGAAGCTGTTCACCGACCGCGCGATCGGTTCCGGCTGGGTCGGTGAAACGGCGTCGCGCCCCGCCACCAGCACGCCGCAGCTCGCGCAGCTCGACTTCACCCCCGGCGAAATCTACGCCAACCCGGCGATCTCGCAGGGCATGCTCGACGACTCCGCAATCGACCTTGAGGTCTGGCTCTCCGACGAGGTCGACACGGAATTCGCTCGCCAGGAAGGCATTGCCTTCGTCGGTGGTGACGGCGTCAACAAGCCGTTCGGCCTTCTGACCTACGTCACCGGCGCCGCGAATGCTGCGAAGCATCCGTGGGGCGCGATTGGCGTCAAGAACAGCGGTGCTGCTGCTGCCCTGACCAGCGACGGCTTCATCGACCTGTTCTATGACCTGCCGGGCGAATATTCCGGCAACGCCAAGCTCTACACCAACCGCCTGAGCATCGGCGCCATGCGCAAGCTGAAGGACGGTCAGAATAACTACCTGTGGCAGCCCTCCTTTGCCCTGGGCCAGCCTTCCACGCTCGGCGGCGTGCCGATCGTCGAAGTCTCCGACATGCCGAACATCGCGGCCGGCAACATCGTCGCCCTCTACGGCGACATGGAGGCGACTTACCTCGTGGTCGACCGCATCGGCATCCGCGTGCTGCGTGACCCCTTCACCAACAAGCCCTTCGTGCATTTTTACACGACCAAGCGCGTTGGTGGCGGCGTCTACAACCCCGAGCCCATGCGCGCCCTGAAGGTTTCGGCCTGACGCGCCCTGGCAGCGCTTTCGGGCGCTGCCTTTCCTCCTGAGACAGCGAAAGGAACAGGACAATGGCAACCACCAAGACCAACGAGAATGCGGGCAACGACCCTGCGAACATCGCGCCGGCAACCGAGATCGATCCCTCCGGCGCTCCGGTGCAGATCGTTCCCGACGTCGATCTGACGCATCCCGCCGTTGACGCCGACCCGCGCAAGGGCACGACCGTCGATCAGAACCGCATCGACTTCAACGATCCGAACAAGTCGGGTGCCGAAGCGGTCGCGGACATGCTGAACGCCCAGGGCGTCCCGACCAAGGCCGACGAATAAGCCATGATCACCGTCATCACCCCGCCGCAGCCGTTCGTGACGCCGGCCGACATCCCAGGCTCACACGCCCCGGACGATCCGGCCATCACGGCAATGATCGCGGCTGCGGTCGGGGAGATCGACGGCCCGTATGGCTGGCTCCGCCGCTCGATCGGCAAGCAGACGCTCGAAATCTCGGGTCGATGGTTGAGCCAGTCGGTCGAACTGCCGCTGCCGCCGATCATCGCCGTCGTCGGTGCCTTCTGGACGGACGCCGCCGGCACGGAAGCCGCGCTGGACGCTGGCAGCTATTTCAAGCGGGGCGAGGCCGTCGTCTTCAAGACAGGCGCGCCCTGGCTGGCCCGCTGCGCCGGCCTGCGCATTCGCTATACCGCCGGCTTCAGCGAGGCAGACGGTACCGGCCCGATCCCGCCGCAGGTCAAGCAGGCGATCATCATGGCGGTGCAGAACATGAAGGCGCTCGCCGCTGAAAATCTCTTCCTCCGCGCTGAGGAGGTCGAAGGGATCGGCCGGAAAGAGTTCACCGTGTCGGAGACGGCCGGCAACATCGTCCGCGAGACGACGCGCCGGCTGCTGCGCGGGCTCAAGGTGGCAACCGTATGACGCCGCGCGAAGCCATTGCCATGCTCGACCAGCAGCTCATCGAGCATGGCGAGACAGTCACCTTCCGCCGACCTCATGATGGCAGTGTGGCGGAAGCCACGGTGAAAGCCTTCGTGACCTATGCCAACTCCTCCGAATTTGTCGGCTCAGCACGGCAGACGATACGAAACATCATCATCTCGCCAACGGGTCTGGAGAATTGGCCAGGCGGTCACCCCGACGTAAACGACTGGTGCGTCATCGCCGACCAGGAATGCAGCCTGCTGCCAGCCAAGCCGAAGCGGCTGAACGATGTGCTGGTGCGGGTTAATCTGACGGTGGAGGGCTGATGACCACCTTCGAGACCTTCGGCCGCGATATCCGGCTGGCGTCGGCCGGCATGTCCGGCGAGGCGATGGCGCGGGAACTGGCAACGTTTGCCAAGGCCGAACTGCGCCGCGTCATCCGTGAAGGGATTGCGAGCCCGATCTACCAGACGTTCGTCAACGGCGCCGAAGGCGTTGCCGAAGAAAGCGTGAAGCCGCCGGGACCGATCGTCTATGTGTTCCTCAACTGGCGGCTGATCATCGAACATGCCCTTGAGGCGCTGGTCCGAAACTCGCCGCACAAGACCGGCGCGTTCCAGCGGGCCTTCGTGGTCATCTCCGGCGGCCGGATCGTGACGGATTATGATGCCATCGGCCCGAACGACGAGGTCATCATCACCAATTCTCGGCCCTATGTCCGCAAAATCCAGGTCGGCGCGATGAAGATGTCGGTTCCGCCGCGCTTGTTCGAGAAGGGCAGGGCGGCGGTGTTTTCGCGCTTCGGGCGGCAAATGTTGGCGGCCGAAGTGACCTTCCTCAACATGCCATCCGGCATTCATGCCGATATCCCGTACATCCTGAAGGGTCACCAGCGGGTGCGCGCCGCAGCCCGGTCGCAGTTTTCGTCGGCTTTCCGTGAAGGCCGCACGACGCTGGCGCGCCGCAAGGACTTGGAGGCCGGCCAGCCGCTGACCTATCCGGCCCTCATCCTGAACATGGTGCGCTGATGGCGAGCCCCGAAGCATTCTCGCCGATCGAGGCATACCTGAAAGCCGAATGGACGGCGACGCCCGTCGCGTTCGAAAATGACGGCTTCGAGCCACCGAAGACCGCCTCCGCATTTGTGCTGGTCGAAATCTTCGGCACCTATTTCGCGCAGGCATCCATCGGGGAAGGCGACCGCGTCGAAAATCTCTGGCGCGAGGCGGGCATGATCTATCTGCACGTCTGCGTCCCCCGTGGCAGCGGCTCGCTGCCTGCGCGCACCTACTGCCGTCAGCTCGCCGACCTGTTTCGCGGCCAAGACCTCGGGAACATCCGTTTTCGCGACATCTCGATCGGTGCGGCCGAAGTCGGAGATGAGAAAGGCAACTACTTCAGAATGACCGTCACCATCGAATGGGAAAGGGACGAACCATGAATGCCACTGTGAAAAAGCCCTTCAACAGCCATCGTCGGCGCTACCGCGTCGGGGATCCTGTCCAGTCCTCGGATGATCTGGCGCCGCATAGCTTCAACGGCCTGCTCTCGTCCGAATTCATCGAACTGCCCTCGGCGGAAGAAGTCCCCGCCGAGCTGCGCAAGCCGCGCCTGCCGAAGTAACCATCCCGAAAACCTGATTTCTGCACCGACCGGAGCGCCCGGCGGACGCTTTGTCATGGAGAAAAAGCAATGACCGACTCCAACCGCCTGCGCCTGACGGTGGCGCGCCAGCCCGATCTTCACGTTCCGCCGGTCAGCCCGCGCATGCGCACGATGCGCATCACCGGCGAGAGCCTGAAGTATGAACCGCAGTTCGTGCAGCCGGACGAAATCCGCGACGACCGCATGAACGCCGATCCGGTGAAGATCAACGAGAACAACAACGGCGGCATCAACTATCAGCTCTCCTTCCCGGTCGACGAAAGCCCGCTTTCGGAATTCTACCGGTCGATGATGTTCAATCCCTGGATGAACACGCCCTATCGCGACAATGACGGCACGGCTGACAGCGTCATCACCGGCGTTGCGGCCACGGGCGGGATCATCACCATCGTCACCGGCGCGGCCTTCGTCACCGGCCAGCTTATCCGGGCGACCGGCTTTGGCGCCGCCGGCAATAACGGCCTGTTCAAGGTCACGACCGGGTCGGCCACCGTGCCGGCGGTCGGCGATGGCCTGCTGACCGACGAGGCGGCGCCCGGCGCGAACGCCCGTATCAAGGTCGTGGGCTTCGAAGGCGCTGCCGGCGATATCACGGCGCTGGCCGATGGTCTCGGCTCGACGGCGCTCGACTTCACCACGCTTGGCCTGGCGGTCGGCCAGTTCGTCAAGATCGGTGGCGTCGGCGCCGGCTTCCGCTTCGCGACCGACAAGAACAATTCCTTCGCCCGCATCGTCGCCGTGGCCGCCAACAAGATCACGCTCGACAATCTGCCGACCGGCTGGGCCGCCGATGCCGGCGCCGGCAAGACGATCCGCGTGTTCACGGCCGACTGGATCAAGAACGGCACGACGACGTCGGCGTTGATGATCGAGCGCGGTTTCATGGGCCAGGCCGTGCCGACCTACATTCGCCAGTATGCGATGGTGGTCGGCGAGGCGACGATCGACATCACCAGCGAGCAGTTGATTTCCGGCACCTTCACGGTGCAGGGCCTCAAGGGCGAGAAGTCGACGGTCTCCATCGACCCGACGCCCGACAAGCGCACGACCAACGCCAACGTGTCGGCAAACGTCAACGTCGGCCGCATCGCCGAGAATGGCGCACCGATCACCGGCGGCAACTTCGTCAAGGCGCTTCAGATCACCGTGAATAACAACCTGCGTATTCTGACGGCTGACGGCGAAGTCGGCGGCGTCGATATCGGCGTGGGTGAAGTCGGGATCACGGTCAATCTTGAGACCTACTTCAAGACCGGCGATCTGCTCGACCGCCTGTTCGATAACCTGCCGACGAACGTCAACGCCATCGTCACCAAGAACAGCCAGGCCGTGATCTACAGCCTGCCGCGGCTGACCTATACCGGCGGTGCGCCTTCGGCCGGCGCCAAGAACCAGGATGTCATGCTGCCGCTCTCCGGCATGGCCTCCATTGACCCGCTCACCGAGTCGCACATCATGATGAGCCGCTTCGAATACTACGAAGCCTGATCCCCGAGACATCCCGGCAGATATTCGCGCGAATGGGCGGGCGGCAATGCCGGTTGCCGCCCTCCACCCTTCCGGCAAAGGACGACCGAAAATGACCCTGAAAATCTCCTCCCTGAAAGCCAACCTTGCCCGCGAAGTCGAAGGCGACTGGATCACCTATCCGCGCTGGAAAGACATTCGCTTCAACGTTTCAGCCTTCACCAAGCCCTCCTACCAGACCGCCCGCGACGAACTGCACCAGCGTGTCGCCAAGAAGAACGGCGGCGTGCTGCCCGGCGTTGACGAAATGCGGCCGCACTATGCCAAGCTTTACGTCGATGAAATCCTGCACGACTGGGACGGCTTCGATATCGAATACTCGCCGGAAGACGCCGTGGCGCTGCTGTCCGATCCCGCCTATCGCGACCTGTTCGACGCCGTCGAATGGTGCGCCGGCCAGATGTCTCGCGTCGAGGTCGAATATGTCGAGGGCGCGGCAAAAAACTCCGCGCCGCCCTCCGCTGGCGGCTCGAAGGCGAAAGTACAAACGACTGGCTGACAAAGCTCGCAGCGGAATTCCCTGACGAGCTGCCGGCCGACGAGCTTCCGGTGATGCCGCCGGAAGCTGCCCCGCAGCCGGGGCACGAGATGTATTGGCAGGCCTGGGAAGCTGTTCAGCACGACCGCCAATACACGCAGACGGGCATTCCGCTGCCCATCAGCTTCATGGCCATCGACGCCTATGCAGATCGCAGGCGGATCGATGGCCAGATGTTCGACACCCTGCACACCCTGCTTCGCGTCCTTGATGACGAGTGGCGCGCTTTCGTCGCCGAAAAGCGAAAGCAGCAAGAGCAATCCCGCAATGCCTGACAGTTCGAGAGGGATCACATGGTAGTCCAGATGAGCAGCCTGCGCGTTGCCTCCGATCTCGATGCATCGGGATATGCGCGCGGGGCGAAGCAGATCGACGCCGCCAATGCATCCATGGCGGCGTCTTCCCGCTCGGTTGGCGCGTCCATCTCCGATACTGCCGGCCGCATTAGCCGGAGCGGCGATGCTATTTCGCAGCTGGAGCGGCGCTATGTCGCCGGTGCTCGACAGGCGCAGGCCTTCGAGGCTGGCCTGCGGCGCCTCGGCGGAGTCGTCGAGAACGACGCCAGCCAGCTTCAGCGCGCTGTCAGCGTGCTTGCCGGGATGCAGCAGCAATTCGGTTTGACGGCCAATGCCGCCGAGCTTGCCGGCCGGGGATGGGCAGGCGCGGCAAGAATTGCCAATGCGCTGGCAGTATCGATCGAAGACGTTACAATGTCGCAGATGGAGATGACTGTCCGCGCGGCGGCCTTGCGGGCGCAGATCGATCCGCTTGGCACCGCACAGGCGCGCATGAACAAGGAGCTTGCTGAATATCAGGCCTTGGCGGCGCATGGGGTGATCACGACGACGGAATTGGCGAAGGCGCAAGAATTGGCACGCTCGCGCCTGGCCGCGACCGCAGAAGCGATGCATAGCGTCTCGGCGAATGATAATGCGGCCGGCTTTCGTCGACAGAACCTCGGCTTTCAGGTGCAGGATATCGGTGTGTCGCTTTACGGCGGGATGCCTGTTGGAACCGTGCTGATACAGCAGGGTTCGCAGATCCTCGGACTCTACCAGGGCAACGGCGGCGTAAACGCGGCCCTGAAGGACTTTTCCGCGATTGTCGCGTCGGCCGTTCGCTACATCGGGCCGTTTGCCGCTGTCGGCGCGCTCGCCTATGGTGCCTATCGGCTGCTGGCCCAATACACGGCCCAGGCGGCTATCGCGGTCGATGAGACGACCAAATCCCTTGCGGAGCAAGCCGCCCCGCTTGAGGGACTGCGTGGCCAGATCGACAGCCTCACGAGCCTGCAAAAGACGTATACCACTGCAATTTTGGACGGCAGCAAGGCGAGCACCGACGCGACGGCGGCAATCATTGCCAATACCGAACGCGAATTCAATGCGCGGAAGTCGTTGCTCGAACTGGAAGAGAAGCGGCAGCAAGCCCTTCTGAAAACCCAGCAGGCAGAATTGCTGTCGCAGCAGATTACGTTGCGCGGTGAACTGGCCAAGGCTGTGACCACGCGAGATGATTTGCAGGCGCAAGGCTTCGCCGACCCGAAGGCGGGGAGCGTTCCCTTCGTGCGTCTGCCGGACTCGGTCACGGGTCTTCAGAAGACGATGGACATGATCGCGAAAAGCCCGGCGGCGGATCGCATCAAGGAGCTGCGCGCGCAAATCGAGCTTGCCGAAATCGGCGTCGAGCAGTTGCGGAAAGCTCTTGAGAAGACGTTTCAGACGGCACCGTCGAGGCTGCAATTCGACAAGGACCGTGACCCTGGCCTCGACTACGAGGAAGCTGGCCGCGAACGCAGGCGCATCAACGAACTGCGTCAGGCGGAACAGGAGCGCACCGACGCGCGAATTAAGGGTATCCGCGCGGTTACCGACCAGGAGAAGATCGCTGCAGCGGTAGCGGCGGCCGGAACCGGAATTACCAACAGCACGGAAAGGCGCATTCGCGAGGAAAACGCGGCCCTTGAGGAGCGGACACGTCTGGAGGTAGAGGCGGCGCGTGGCGCCCGCGATCGGGATATCCAGCGCCAGGGTGATATCGCACGCCAGCAGCTCGATCTCGATTTGATTGGGAAGTCGGTCGGCGAAACCGCGCGCCTGCAGTATCAGTTCGAGCAGCTTGCCGCCGTCAAGGAGGAAGCAGCGCGTGCTGGCCGCGTTGTCAGCCCTGAAGAGGTTGCCGCCATTGATGCGGCTGCTACGGCGATCGGCCGAATGACCGAGCAGATGACGCTTGCCAATGCGCAGCGTGATTTGCTGTTCGAGCGCGAGCAGTTGGGCCGGTCGCGGGAGGAGCAGCAGGTC